CAAAATCAGTTAAAGTTGCATTTTCATTTACATCAATAAGTTCTGAGAAATCAAATTGTTTAAAATAAATTAAAGTATCTAAAGCTATTTGCTTACAATCCGATAAGACTTCAAGTTGGTTTCTTAAACCTTTCTTGCTTTTATCACAAATGTAAAATCTTATAACAGTAATATCACTTGTACCTTCAACTCTATTAGGTTGTAAAGTACCAAATAACATAGGATATTTAATTGACTGACCGCCATTTAATTGATCCCAAGGGTCACCAAAATACCAACTCTTAACTTGCTTGTGAGCACTCGAGTACGTTGCTATTGTTGATATTAATTTGTTTAATGTAAGCATCTATTTTTTTTTTATTTTTTTTAATGTACTTTTTAATTTCACTCTTTGTTTTTTTTCTTATTGCCATACTGGATTGTCTCGGTTATCTTGTATATTACTATAATCTTTTTTACCTAAAATTCTAGTGCCTAAATAAATGTCTACATCATAAGCATTTCGTTCAGGGAATATATCTGCTCCTGTATTATTATTGTAAGTTGGATAAGTAGAGTTATTATAGTTTAAATATTTTATCATTCTATCCCCGTACATCTCACCATTTGTTTTCCAAATATTCATTAAATATTCCATGTCATTAGTTGGTATTGGTTGCCCGTTATCACTGCTATTTGTCATTATGCCTTTGTTAGCATATCGGAATTTAAACGTTGGTGAGCTTTCATACATAATATAATGAACCATCATTTTTAAAATGTAGTTATCTATTATTAGTTTGTAAGCTGCAGGAATAGTAGTTGCTGAATTTATATAAGCTAAGATATGAGTTTCAATAGTATTATATAAACTCGTTCCCAATAAAGGAAGTATGTATTTATCCTGTACCAATTCAATTACTGGTGTTATCTTATCGTATTCAGTATTGTCATCAATAACCGAATGTCTAATTAAATAATCTTGACCTATCCAAAGTGTTGCCATGTTATTTCTTTTTACGTTTTATTCTTGTTTCACCAACCCAAATATGGCGGCACCAAGGAGTTGTTTCAGTTCCATCATTATAAAATCCACCTCTGAAATTCCATGCATCTTCACCAAACTCATTAGTGTAATCTTCAATTTCATTATATGTTAATCTTTTAGCTTTCATTTTGCCATCGACTAATTCAGTTCCTGAAGTTAAAGCAACCATTTTTCTACAAAAATCTCTTGATGTTGATATTAATTTACTACCACTTACATCGGGTCTTTTATCGTATTTATAAACTGTATAAATTTCAGTCTCATAATCTGCAGTATCTTTATCTAATCCTTTTTCAGTTGGTGTAAATAAACCTCCTAAAGTATCAATTAATTTTTTAGTAGCTAACCATTCTAATACAGTTGTAACTTTATCTTTATCTACATTTAATGCCTTAGCAAGTTCTTCGGGTTTAGCAAATGGATTACCCTTTAATTGGTTTAATATTCCATTTCTTAAATCGGTTTCCGATAACTGAAATCTATTAGCTGTGTATAATTTTTGTTTAGATAACTCGAATTTTAAAACTTGTTTTGAATCCTTAAAGTTTACATATTCAATATCGATGATTTCATCTTCGTCATCTATTTGTATTGCTCGAGCAGTTGCCCATTCAATAAATCTTTTTTCTTTATCAGATGATTGTTGAACTTTTACAACCTCATTATTCATTTCTTCTTGAGCTATTCCTAAGAATGTTAAAGCATCCGCATCACTTAATCCAAATCCTGTCTTAATCATTATTAATGCCTGGTCCGCTGTATAATCACCTTTCTTTAACTTGTTGGCTATATTAAAAAGATTTTGTCTTTGTCTGCCTGTTAAGTTTTTAAGGTGTTCGTTAACTTGTATTTCTTCTTGTACTACAGTTGCAGTCGGAGTACCAATTTCTGCAGCTTCAATCTTTAATCCGTATTTTTCAATTATATAATTCGTTACAATATTAGGATCACGTGCATTTAAAGCATTGATAACATTTTGATTTTCTAATGGAAGTTCTTTGCCTATTGGCTGAACTTGTTCTACTTCAAATGTAATATCTAAACCAGTTTTTAGTTTAAACATTTTATCAATAAACTTATTGAATGCTACTTGTTCAATCTTAGCATATTCGTTAATAAATAATTCGTGTGCTAAATCTAATTCGTTACGATCTCCTAAAGTACCCTCAGTTTTTATTTTAAACAACACTCCTGGAACGTTATGTCCTGTAATTATCTTTTGTTGGTTACGTTTATTTAACGCTTCGTATTGGTCTGCTAATCCTGTTGGAGTTACATTTACAACTTCTGCACCTTTGCCATCGGGATTAGTAAAACTTAATACTACCTTGCCAGCATTTTGTGTACCTTGATGTTTTTCTTGGAAACGTTCTTTGATATCTTCTTTAACTTCAGGTGTTAATTTACCACTAAAGAAAGTTATAATATGACCAGCACTAAATCCATTCTTTACTAAAGAGTGAAAAAAGTTACTGATTTCAATATCGGTATTAATGTCTAATAAAACGCTTGAATAATCGGGTGAAGGGTAAAGTCCATCTAATTCATTTAAAGACGGTGTAAAGTCCTTAGAATAGTAAATTGAGGCACCTATAAACCCATCCTTATAAAATGGAAAGTAAGTCTTTTTTAAATGGTAACTTTTAGCAGTCCAATCTTCACTATACCAAACTCCGCAATTATCCGCACTTAGTCTTATTTTGCCCATATCTAAATGGTAAAACTCAATCGGTTGCCCTATTAAATTAGTTGTTACTTGACATGCGAAACCTCCGTAAATTGCTTTATCGGAATCACATTTTTTTCTTAATTCATACCAGCTATCAAATCTATTTGCCTTGGCTAAAAATTGTTGAACTTGTGGTAAATCTTGACTAGGCACTATTTTAAGTCCGCTAAGATAACGTGATTTACCTTTTACAATAGCAGCATGCTCAGGATGATTGTTATAAGAATTTAATAATTCTTTTGGAAAGTTATTGTCCTTACCCCACTTAACAAACTCACCAGCTGTATCTATTTTATAAGTAGGAAGTTGATTAACATCCATCTTAATAGTAATTATGTCATTATATACTTCTAATTTTTTAGCCATTGTAAACCTTGTTAGTTATTGCTCCACCTTGATATTCTTTAAATGTAATTTTTGTTAAATCAAAACAAGTTGCATAACCCACCTCCACTACATTTAATCCAGTTGGATTAGTATTACTATTGCCTACTTGTTCGTATATCGTATATTCGTAATCGCCTACTGTTAATGAAATCTGAGTAGTTGTTGGTGTTGCTGTTTCAACTATTATAAATTCATTATATCGTTCCTTTTGTGTGCTTATGTCCGCTGGTAAAAAATATTGTGATGTATTTGTTTGAACGTTTTTAAACTGAAATAAAAAATAAGGATTTGCTAATAAACATTTCTCCTGTAATGTTAAGATAACTGTATTACTATTATTCTTATTAATTGTTATCATACTTATATAACGTACAAATATATCAATTTGTTATTTAAAAAAAAAGCCCAAGCTTACGGGCCTGAGCTTAACTTTAAAAAGTTATTGATTAAGCTATTAAGTTAGCTATCAAAGTACTTGTTACTTTGTAAATTGGAGCTATCTCCTTACCTTTAAAAGAAAGTTTTTGTCCGTTAAAATCAGTAATTGCAGTTCCACTTTCTAAACTCCAAGTCATTAAATCCATTCCTTGATCCTTACCAAATAACCAATAGTCACCGTTAATATCTTGAACCATCATAGTCAATACATTTTGAGCAACTAAGTGAATTTCTTGAATCATTGCAGTAGTTAATTTCTTAATACTGAAATCAATTTGTGGTTCGTAAGAAATAGTTCCTGAAGCTGGAGTATAAGTTCCTGGATTAGTCATGTTCGACATTTCCTTATCGAGAGAATATACCCGATATTTCTTGCCTGTAGCTAAAGTATAAGCTGTAACCACTCCAGCAGTTGCTGTAAATGTAGAACCAGTTCCTGAGTTGTTTTCAAATTCAGTTAGATAAACATTTTTTATTCCACCAGCTCCACCTTTACAACCTAGAAAGGTATAACCGCTTGTTAATACACATGGCATATTTTTATAATTTTAATTTGTTTATAATAAGGAGGGTTGCCCCTCCATTAAATTTATCCTACGTAAAGAACATTCATTGCTTGATTCACAACGTGTGCGAAGATTGTCATGATGTTTTTTACAAACATATCTTCACGATTGAAAGCAATTTTGTTAACTTCAAATTTATTAATATCTGATACTAAATCAGTACACCAGTAAATATAATCTGGTCTTGCAGCTACAACAACGTTCTCAGCTAAAGGCACGAATTGAATTTGAATTCCATTGTAGAAATAAGCTTCAGTTGGTTGCCCTAAATTAGTTACTGCGAATAAATCACGGTAAGTTGCAGATACGTTATAAATATTTATAAATTGTTTGTGAGAATAAGGAGCATAAATAAATGGCTTAACTGCACCATTAATAACTCTTGCTGGGATAGCTGCGTACACTTTTGCGTATTCAGTTTGGATATTAGTACTAGATATAGTCGTTCCTAAAACTTTAATACGAGTTCCTAAAGCACCACCATTATAAATCATTCTAGTTGCAACACCATCAAGTAATGAAGCTGAACCTGAAG